AGCTTGAGGTTGGCTCGGGCTGCCATGGTCGGTACCTCCTAGTTCTAATCCGCACCCCGAAGTTTCCTGCAGGGGTGTGGATAACTCTGGATGGGTTGGTGATCCGCTACAGTCCAGTGTTCACGGGCCGTGGCGCAGTTTGGTTAGCGCGCTTGACTGGGGGTCAAGAGGTCGGAGGTTCGCCTGGCGCAACCGCCTTCCCGCTGGTCAGGACGGTTGCTCCTCGTCGGCCCGACCGTTCCCTGCAGGTTCGTGCGCGCAGCGCAGAGTAGCACTCTCGAGGTCGGATTCGGGGATGGGCCTCTCGACCCACCCCCGCTCTCCGAGCTGGCTACAGCAGGGCCACCGCAGCGAGCACCCACAGCGGCGTGACGAGCGCCAGTGCGGCGAGGATGCCGCGGCCCGTGACGTCGTTGGGCGGGGCCTGCCTCACTTGACCGACGTGACGCGGACGGTGATCGGCTCGCCGTTCCACATCACGGTGTAGGTCGCCGAGCACGCGGCGGTCGTGAGCACGAGCCCCACGATGGCGATCGCGGTGAGCGCCTTCTTCTTCATCTGGTACCTCCTGGGTTGCGGGCTGACGGGTGTCAGCCGTGGATGAGCCGCTCAAGCCGCCGCACCTCGGCGGCGTAAGCGACACTGTTGAGGATCTCCTCGACCTTGAGGCGGTCCACACGGGCGCTGTCACCGGCCTGGACGGCACGCTGCAGGGCGACGTGTTGCCGCTTGCGGAGCTCGGGGTCGATCCACTCCTTGGGGCGGCCAGGCCGCCCATCACTCGGCCTCGGTGGTGCCGGCCGGCGGGCCCTCGGCTTGCGCCGCACGGGTGCGGGGCGCACGGGCTGGGCGCAGCGGTGGCAGGCGCAGCCGCGGGTGCGGCAGCGGTGGACACCGTCGAGGCATCGGTCGCAGGTGACGCTGGTCATGCGGCGAGCACCCCCGAGCAGTCGTGGCACGTCTTCCGTACCTCCCAGCGGCCCTCGGACCAGTCGCCGAGCGCCCACGGCGGGACGGCGTCACGGTGGTAGTGGTCGCCCCTGTCGATGACCCCGCCGCAGCGGGTGCAGGTGTGCGCTCGACGGGCGGTGAGGTACGCGCTGTGCCCCTTCACCGCTCGGCCCTCGAGCGGGCCCGCTGCGCCTTCTTGAGGCCCCGTCGCCGGCCCTGCGAGTCCTGTGGCCGGCCGTAGCAGGTGATGACGGCCTTCTCGTCGCCTGACACGACGAACACGAAGTCACCCGTGCGGTAGAGCCGGCCGCTGTTCCCGTGCGCCAGCTTGAGCGGCGGGTTCTGGTGGGCGCAGCGAGCGAGCAGGTTGCGGATCGCTGCCTCGGCGTCGCAGAGGTTCACGTACGACGTGCCCCACGAGCGCCGCTCGCAGTACCGCTCCTTCGCGTGGTGCGTGACGGTGATGTGCCAGGGGTCGATCATGTCGTCAGCGCCCCGATGAGCACGAGGATCGTGAGAGCGATCAGCCCGACGATGAGCATGGCGTACATCAGGCGACCCTCCGTCCCGCTGAGTCGACCTTCACGACGGTGTGCTCGTGGGGGCAGGCGTCGAAGGAGACGATCGCCTCGACGTCGGCCCACGCCCGCTCTTCGGTGAGGCGGGCCTTCGACGTGAACTCCTTGCAGTGGGCGGCGTAGTAGTGCTTCGCCATCAGACGATCACCTCGCCGAACTGGTTGCGCTCGCCGATGTCCTCCAGCAGGCGGTCGCCCGAGAAGTCGGGCTCGTCCAGGGGGACGGGCCACACGACGTCGGTGGCGGTCCAGCGGGGGAAGCCGTTCTCATCGATGTACGGCTGGGGCTTGGGTTGGATGCTCATTGGGTTGGTACCTCCTGGGTTGGGTTGAGCAGTGGGCCGAGGGTGTCGGCGAGCAACTCGAGATCGCCCCGCAACGGCTGCGGGATGAGCTCGGCCCCCTCGGTGAGGGCGTAGACGGTGGCCTGGTGGACGTTGTCGAGGGCGAGGCGCACCTTGCGCTCACGCATCTCGGCGGGGTGGATGGCGGCGCTCACGAGGCCTTCGCCTTGCGGGAGCCGTGCCCAACACGCTTGAGCTGGGGCTGCCGGCACGAGGTGACGGGGCACACGGCCACGGGGCGCTCGGCCCCGATGGCGTGGCCCGAGCCGCAGACGTACTCGTAGGGGATCGGACGCTCGGCCATCAGCGCCCCTCCTCCGCGATCAGCGCACGCTCACGGGCGAGGCAGGCCTCGACCTCGGCCTCCCGCTCGACCTTCCACGAGGGGTAGCCGGCGAACGTGTCGGGCGTGCCGAGCATCGCCTCGGCGTCGAAGTTGACGACGGGGATCGGCTCGGTCGAGCCCTTGTTGTCGGCGGCGTAGGCGAGCGCCTCGTCCTCGTCGGCGAAGCGCACGATGCCGTCGGGGTGCTTGAGGTCGATCACGGCGTAGCCGATCACGTCGAGCTGGTCGGTGGTGGACATGGTGGTGGTACCTCCTGGGTTGGTTGGGTTGGATCCTTCGGGCCGCATCACGCCGTCGTCACACAGGCGGTGCAGCAGTGGGCATGGATGTCTTCGCCGGCCTCATCGCTGTGGCGGTCGTCCCACTCGGCGGGGTCGAACGGGTCGCCGCACACGGCGCACAGCGTCAGGCAGCGGATGGCGTCCTCGAGCCGGCTCATGCCGCCACCGCCCGACGGTTGCGCTTCCAGACGAACAGGTAGCGGGCGTCGAACCGGCCACGGCAGCACTTGCCGCACGCCATGCGCCTGGCCTTCTCGCTCAGCCGGTGCCGGTCGATCGTGTAGCCGCACGAAGGGCACTCGCCCTTCCATGCCGCCTCCACGGCCTGCACCTCGGCGGCGTCGTAGCAGCGCCGGCCGTTGCAGCCGATCTCGAGCGCCTTCGCCCGCCACACACGGTCGTGGCCGTGGGCGTGGCCCACGAGGGCGTGGGCGATCTCGTGCAGGATCGTGTCACGAACCTGCGGCTCGTCGTTCAGGCCCACCAGGGCAGCCGACAGGCTGATCGTGCGGGTCGAGTAGTGGCAGCAGCCGAACCGCCGCTTCGAACGGTCGAACTGGAACTTCCAGGTGTTGTCGAGGTGCTCGGCCATCAGCCGGCGGGCGAGGGACGCTGCGTCGGAGCGGTCCATCAGAACAGCCCGTCCAGATCGGACGCCCAGTCGTCGGCGTCGCCCGACAGGTCCATCGTGGCCCGCACGAGGGCCGCACGACGGTCGACAGCGCAGACGGGGCGGGCAGCCTCGGGCCCGTCGATGATGGCGGCGCAGCCGGTGAGGCGGAACGCCTTCTTGACCTTGTCGAAGGTCGTGCCGTGCTCGGCGGCGGCATCGTGCAGCGAGTCCGTTGCGTACGGCTCGGCACAGCGCGGGCAGTAGATGTCCATGTTCTCGGTACCTCCTGTTTCGTGGTGCTCCCTGCCATGGCCGGCGAGGAGCGGTGAATGTGTTATCGCAGATCGGGGTCCGAACACCTAATCGGCGTCGGGAAGCCCTGCAGCACAGCGAGCTGGTCGGGCGTCACGGCCCACCGCTCGCCTTCGTCGTCCTGCCAGAGCACCTGGCAGGCCACGCCCGACACCGTCGGAGCCGGCTCGTCCAGGCCGATGGTCTGAGCGTGCGAACGGTCGAGGCCCTTCTTCCAGTCACGGCCCGTGTTGAGTGCTGTGGGCCGCCTCACCGCCGTGCCCCGATCGGGAGACGGGCTCGAGGGTCGGGCCCGTGCTGGTGGCGCTCGCAGTACGGCGAGCTCGGCAGCGCGTTGTGCGGGCAGAGCACGATCCTGGGGATCATCACCGCGTTGTAGAGGAGGGTCGGGCGGATCCCGACCTGCCGCTCGCACTGCCGGCCGTAGCGGCTCATCGGTTCACCTCGGCCAGCAGGTAGGCCATCGGAGCCGGCACGGCGTTGCCGATCTGCAGGAACTGGCTCGTCTTCGACCCGAGGAACTCGTACCCGTTCGGGAAGGCCTGCAGGATCGCAGCCTCGGCGAGCGTCAGGTTGCGATGCCCGCCGCTGGGCTTGCGCCCACCGACACCGCCGAACGTGGTCGACACGGTCGGGGCGGGCTCTTCGGCGGCCCACACGGGGAACGCCTGCAGCGCAGCGGCCTCGTCGGCGGCGACGAAGTAGCCGTCGTTGCGGCTCTTGCCCTTGCCGTTGAAGCGGTTCGCGTTGGCCCCAGGATCGGGGATCAGGTTGCGGCCGGCGACCGTGTTGGCCGGCTCCAAGAGCGGCCACGAGGGGTCGACCTCGCCGCACTGGCTCTGGTCGTTGCGCTGGTCGGCGGGCGGCTCGTCCCAGCCGAGGGCCTCGGCCATCGTGACCCACGGGTCGGTGCCCAACTCGGCCCCGCCCTTGCTGTGCGTCCGCATCGGGAACGAGGGGGCCCCGCCGTCCCGCCGGCCCACCATGAAGAGGCGCTGCCGCTTCTGCGGCACGCCGTAGTCGGCGCAGTTGAGCACCTCGTAGCGCACCGCGTAGCCGAGGTCTTCCAGCGCCGCCTTGATCTCGGCGAGGTAGGCCTGGTTCTTGCGGAAGGTGAGGCCCTTCACGTTCTCCATCACGAAGACCCGTGGGGCGACGCCCTCGACGGCCGCCAGGAACCACGGGAACCCGTCCCGCTCATCGAAGCGGCCCTTGTGGCGGCCGGCCTGCGAGAAGGGCTGGCACGGGGGCGAGCCCCACAGCAGGTCCACCTGGCCCCGCCATGCCCGCCAGTCTTCGACGGTGGCGGTCGACAGGTCACGGTCGAGCGCCGGCATGCCGTTGTGGTTGTGGGTGGCGATGGCGTCGGGGTACTTGTCGAACCCGATGACGTCGTAGCCTGCGGCCTTCAAGCCGATGGATGCTCCCCCTGCCCCACAGAACAGGTCGAGCGCGAGCGGGCTGTCGCCCATGGTTGGTACCTCCTGTCAGGCCTTCGGCATGGCCGCCGTCGGCGTGGTGATGTAGTTGTGTCAGATGTTCTGCTGGTCGCCTAACGGCCCAGCGTCAGCAGTGCGTTACGTCGCTGTCACGGTCAGGTTGACCACGCGGGCGCTGTAGCCCCGCAGCGTGTCGCCGTCCTCATCGGAGGGCTCGGTCACCGCCAGCCAGACGTTGGCGTCCAGGGCGGCCTGCTGCTCGACGGTGAGCTCGACGTCCGTATCGATCGTCACCGCCACCACGTAGCGGGCCATCAGTAGACCTCCTCCCCGAAGGGCATCGTTGCGAGCATGCGAGCCGCAGCGATGATCGCCTCGGCCACCATGTCGTCGTCGTCAGGATCCGCCACCTCGACCATCACGCGGTCGGTCATCACTTCGCCCATGAACTCGCCGCAGGCGTCGAAGAGGGGCCGGTAGCGGTAGCCGCCGACGTAGGCAGGGGATCCGCCGATCCACGGCCCGTCGCCGTCGTCAGCCTCGCAGGAGCCGATCCAGCAGTGGTCGCCCTCGCCGGCAACGTGCAGCACCTCGCCGCCGCCGATGTACTCGAGGCCCTTGCACGGGATCGTGCGCCCCACGATCTCGCCCAGCCTGGCCCACCGCTCGCGGTCGGCCTTGTACTCATCGGTCCACGTCATCGGTCCCCTCCCTCGCTCGCGGCCTGCTCGGCCTGCTCTGCCTTCCTGGCCTGCTCTTCCTCCCACAGGCGGATCTCGCGGCGCTGCCACCGCGGCATGTTGCGATAGCCGACGCCCATCACTCGACCCCCTCGACCACGTCGCCCAGCACGGGCCCCTGGCCCTCGTAGCGGTACTCCCGCACCTTCCACGTCTCGCCGTACTCCGCCTCGGCCCGCTCGCAGTACAGCAGCGCCTCAGCCTGCTCGCCCTCCCGCCAGGTGTAGGCCTGGCGCAACTCGAGGTCCGTCCGCAACTCGCCCAGCGACACGGCCCCGTAGAACCCGTCAGGCGTCTGGATCACGTAGCCGGCCATCAGACGACCGCCTCGCCCTGCACCGAGAACGGCGACGCCTGCACGATGTTCCCGCCGCGCACCGCCTCAAGCCAGCCCGCCCGATCCAGCGCCGTCCGCATGGCGATCGCCGCCGTCGAGCACGCCAGCATCTCCCACGCCGGCCCCTGCTGGCCGTCGGCGTCCACCGGCCGGCGCTCCACGAAGATCCCGATCGGATCCCCCGCCATGCCGCCATCGTGCTCGACCACCTCGACCGTCTCCACCGTCCGCACCGCGTCTGCGATGTTGAGTGTCATCAGAACTCGCATCGTGCTCTCCTCTCCTAGACCAGCCACGAGGTGGCGTTGTTGGGCAGGGTTGCGAACGTCTGGCCGAGTTGCCGCTTGAAAGTGAAGGCCGTCACCGGCCGGCACAGCCCACGGGCGAGGTGCTCGGCGTTCGAACGCTCGCAACGGGTCAGGTGCTCAAGTCGCACGGTTCGCATGGTCAGACTCTCCTCTTGTTGGCTGGCTCATCAGCACGGGCTTGCCTTGACCCGTGGACCATGCCGGCATCCTCCCAAGCCGGCACGGTTTCGCCCTATTCAGCTCCTCAAGCGGCCATCGCACCTCCCGCCTTAGCGTCCCGCCACGCCACCCAGCACACCGCTTGCATCACGTGCGCCGGCACCCCTCGCAACGCTGCAGCCCGCCGGTAGACCGAGCACGCCGACTCGTAAGCGCCCACCCTGTCGAGCACCTTTCTCGACTTGTCATCGCCCACCTCGCCCAACATCGCGTCGATCGCGTGCCGGTCGATCGTCACAGCCACCGACTCCCGCGGACGGGCGATGTTGTCGAAGAATGACCGAACCTTATTCCCGCCCAGCACCTCTAGCGGTGCCTCGCCGGCCAGGATCCTTTGAGCCTTGAGGATGTTCCCACGGAGCCCGCTTGTATCGCCCGTGCGGCACACCTCATCGGCCATCCTCATGTTCAATCCCCACTCGCACCTAGGCGACAGAGCCGCCACGATGCCGGCCGCCGATTCCACCGAGATGCCGTACCGCTCCGACAGCCCGATACAGAAAGTGTGGGCCGCCTCATACCACTCAAGTCCGTAGGACATCTGCTCGTCATTAGCCGCATCGAAGATACGGAGCAGACGACGAGTAGCGGCCCCACCGCTGTTGTTGAAAGTGAAACGCTCGTTTGCCATGAGCCGCACTCAACAAGAGCCGCCGCCATTGACCAAACACGGCAGCCCACAGGGTCCGTTCACCTCGGCCCTCTCGAGGAGGAACCGTGCGCGCGCGTGCGCGGTATTGAGGGGATTCGCCCGCCGGCTCGCTGGGCCCGACCAGCTCTCGTCTACATAAGTCCTGGTCAGCTCAGGTGTTTGTAGGAAACTGGAGTTTCCTGCAGTTGAGAGAGAAGGAGGGGTGGGGGGGGGAGGGGTATATGCGGGGGGGCCTGGACCCCACTAGCTCTAGGATTCTTTCCCCTCGTCTGGAAATCTGGAATGGGCAAATAGTGGGGGGCAGGTAATGGGTCTAGTGGTTCCTGTGACCCTGAATCCCTTCGCTGTCGCTTCGGGATGTGGACCGCCTGCTTTAGAAGAGAGAGTTATCCAGCCCCCCCTTTAGGGGGGGGCTGGATTTCTCTATCCAGGGGGGGGCCTGGGCGTTTCGGGGTTCGGCGGCCCACAGGTGACCGTCGGCGGGTAGGGGTGATGAGCGACGACCACCCCACTCCGATCGGTGCCGCTGTGCGGCCCCAGGCCCCGACGCCGGCTGCGGTCGAGCTGCCCGAGGGCAAGCGCTACGTCGAGTCGATCGCGAGCCTGGACGAGCGCCAGTCGTTCGTGCCGACCGAGCGGGTGCCGGTGCGGGAGCCGCAGGGCTTCCATCGGCTGTCGGTGGAGCTCGCTGCCTCGGAGGACTGAGGGTGGCGACGCCGATCCCTGGTCGGTCGCTGGACTATTCGACGGGGCTGATCTCGTTGACGGACCAGCAGCAGGAGTTCCTCGAGTGGCTGTGCGGGGCCCGTGCGGAGGGCGATACGCAGACGGCGCTCGCTGAGCGGCTGGGCGTGTCGTCGGACACGTTGCGCCGCTGGAAGAAGGATCCGTCGTTTCTGCAGATGTGGCAGGAGCGGATGGTGGCGACGCACGCGCATCCCGACACGCTGTCGAAGCAGTTGCAGGTGCTGAACGAGAAGGCCCTGTCGGGGGACACGAAGGCGATCGAGCTGTACTGGAAGCTGGTCGACAAGATGACGCCCGACAAGGTGGTCGTGGAGTCGGGCACGAAGGATCTGTCGGACGCGGATCTGGCCGCCCGCCTGGAGGCGGCGGCGCAGCAGGCCCGCCGGCAGGCTGAGCCTGAGTCTCCGCAGGAGCAGGCCGAGCGGGTCCGTCGTGACCTGGGCCTCAAGGTCGTCTAGGTGAGCTCCGATCTAACGGAGCTGCTGAACGAAGCGGAGTGGCGGCGCTGCAAGGGCAGCGGCCCGAACGACTTCGAAGCGTGCTCGTACTTCTTGGAGACGTACTGGAAGATCCGTCACCCTGAGCATGGGGCGATCTTGTTCGACATGCGTGACGCGCAGCGGACGACGTTGGACGCCTGGTTGGAGGAGCGTCTGTCGATCGTCTTGAAGGCGAGGCAGATCGGGTTCTCGACGCTGGTGATCGGTATGGCGTTCTGGATCGTGTTCTTCCATGAAGACAAGTTCGTGATCGCGTTGTCTAAGACTGAACGTGAAGCGAAGAAGCTTCTGTTCAAAGGTCTGTATGGGTACAAGCGTCTTCCTCAATGGATGTTGGATCGCGGTCCACAGGAGTTGTCGAAGACGCAAACGAAGATCGAGTTCACGAATGGGTCTTCGATCGAGTGCTTCCCTGCGTCGGACCCTGCGCGTGGTGAGTCGGCGTTCCTCATCATCGTGGACGAGTGGGCGTTCTTCGAAGACCCCGAGGGCGCGTGGTCGGCGATCGAGCCGGCCGCGGACATCGGCGGTCGGATCATCGCGCTGTCGACCGCGAACGGTGTCGGGAACCTGTACCACGAGATGGTGGTGGGCGCGCAGACGGGGTCGAACGACTTCACGTTCATCTTCCACTCGTGGCGTGCCGTGCCTGAGCGTGATGACGCGTGGTACGCGTCGAAGAAGCGGTCGATGCAGGAGGCGACGCTCCATCAGGAGTACCCGTCGACGCCCGAGGAGGCGTTCATCAAGTCGGGGAACCCTGTGTTCGACATCGAGCTCCTCGACAGCCTGGAGACGCAGCCGCCGCGGTGGCGCGGGTTCCTCGAGCAGACCCCTGCGGTGTCGTTCTACGACGCCCACGACGGGCCCCTGCAGGTGTGGGAGCGCCCCGAGTTCGGGCAGCGCTACGTGCTGGGCGCTGACGTCGCCGAGGGCCTCGAGCACGGCGACTACTCGGTCGCCCATGTGATCCGCGTGGACACCGGCAAGGTGGTGGCGAAGTGGCGGGGCCACACGCCACCCGACAAGTTCGGGAAGCATGTGATCTACAACCTGGGCATGTGGTACGGGAAGGCGTTCGCTGGCGTCGAGTCGAACAACCACGGCTACGCGACGCTGGTGGCGTTGCGTGACGCCGGCTACCCGAACATCTACCACCGCACGTCGTACGACGAGTCGTACAACAAGCGGCAGCTCAAGATGGGTTGGCGCACCCAGGTGAACACGAAGCCGTTGGCGATCGACTACCTGTCGCAGGCGTTGCGCGAGTTCGACCTGATCCTGTTGGACAAGGAGACGATCGGCGAGCTCCGCACGTTCCGTCGGGTCCAGGTCGGGGAGGGCACTGTGAAGATGCAGGGCCAGCCGTTCGATGACCAGACGATGTCGTTGGCGATCGCGAACATGATGTTGCACCACGTCGGGGAGGGGAACTGGGCGGCGAAGCCGGCCCCGCGCTGGGACACCTGGAAGGGTGTGATGGAGTCCCGCTCTGTGGCCCGCCGTGATGAGCCGCTGCGGATCGGTGGCGCGAACCGCAGGTGACCGTTGGCGGCTAGGGGTATGGCCGCCACTCGTTCTCTCGCCCGTTTCCGCCGCGGTGTCACCGCCGACTTCACTGGGGTCGTTCTCGAGGACGGCGAGTTCTCGTACGACACCACGCTCAAGATCCTCAAGGTCGGCGACGGTGTGACCGTGTACGCGTCGCTGCCGTCTCTGGTCGACCTCGTCTGATCGGTGGCCGGCTTCGGCCGGCCACTGCTCGTTGCTGGGTAGCTCAACTGGCAGAGCGCGCGACTGTTACTCGCGAGGTTGGGGGTTCGATCCCTCCCCTGGCAGCCACGGGGATGTAGTCCAGCGGTACGGACGGTCGGCTCCAACCCGACAGACGGGGGTTCGATTCCTCCCAGCCCCGCCACCGACTTCGATCACGGGGCTGATCGGCTGTCGACCCTGAGGAAGCCCGCACGCGGACCTCGGGGGACGCGGGTTCGATTCCCGCCAGCTCCACTGGAACTCAAGTTTCCGTTGAGGTCGGACGGAACGTGACCACGGGCCGCAAGGGGTGATGACCTCCAGCGGACACACCTACGGCGACCACACGGGGTGCGACCCCGACGGCTGCTTCGCAGCGAAGTGCGCGTACTGGCGCGAGAACGGCGGCCTGACCGTCTCCTACCAGGGTGGCCGCGACTTCTTCCACGACCGCACGATCCCTGAGCGGCAGCGCCTCATCAAGGCGCGCGCGAAGGCGAACGGGTGGGAGGCGCGGGTCAAGAACCCGCTGTACGACAAGTGAGCAAGTCGAGCGAGAAGATCCTCAAGCGGAACCGGCAGCGCATCGAGATCGCGAAGCAGTTCCGCAAGGACGAGGGCATCGATGACCTGTGGCGTCGCCTGAACGACCTCTATCGGGGGAAGCACTTCCCGAAGGGCCTGTCGTACGACGACGCGATCGCGGTCAACGTGTGCTTCGCGACGATCAACGTGATCGGGCCCAGCGTCGCTGTGAACCACCCGAAGATCACGGTGATGCCGACGACCCCCGAGGACTCCGACAAGGCGGTGATCCTCGAGGGCGTCGTGAACTACTGGTGGCGGAAGCACGAGGTGATGCCCGAGTTCCAGCGGGCCGTGAAGGACTTCCTGATCTACGGGCACGGCTGGTTGAAGACCGGCTACCGCTACGTCGAGAAGGAGGTGGACGACCCCGAAGGCTACGAGCAGAAGTTCCAGGCCGCGGTCGCCGAGGCTGACGCGCTGGCGTTGGAGCGCCCCGAGCTCGCGGGTGATCTGCCGTCGGACGACGAGATCGCCGCCGGCATCCCGTCCACGCGGAAGGTCGTGGAGCACGACGCCCCGTTCGTGGAGCGCGTGAGCCCGCACGACGTGTTCGTGGATCCCGAGGCGACGTCGATGCAGGATCTCCGCTGGATCGCTCAGCGGGTCACGAAGACGATCGATGAGGTGGCGGCCCACAACGGGTACAAGCCTTCGGCGGTTGCGTCCTGCAAGGCCGACTCGCACGTCACGGACGACTGGTTCTCCGCTGACCCGTGGCGGCACCGTGACACCGACGACATCAAGCGCGTGACGGTGTGGGAGTTCTACGACCTGGACGACGGCACCATGTCGGTGTTCCCCGAGGCCGGCGACGAGTTCTTCGTGGACCCCGTCGACCAGCCGTACGCGTTCGGCCACCCGTTCGTGCAGCTCCGCAACTACGACGTGCCCGAGCAGTTCTACCCGATGGGTGAACTCGAGGCGTTGGAGCCGTTGCAGCACGAGCTGAACATGACGCGCACGTCAATGTTCAACGACCGCAAGCAGTTCAGGCGCGCCTGGCTTATCAGGCCCGACGCGTTCGGGAAGGCCGGCCGCGACGCGCTCGCGGACGACGCCGACAACCGCGTGATCCCCGTCGAGGGCAGCGGCCCGCTGACCGACGCGCTCGTCCCGCTCCCTGGGCAGCAGGTCAACCCGCAGCTCTACCAAGACTCGACCGTGATCGAGGGCGACATCACGAACATCTCGGGCGTGTCGGAGTACATGCGCGGCTCCCTGCCCGAGATCCGTCGCACCGCCACCGAGGCCGCGATCCTGCAGGACACCGCGAACGCACGCGCCGCCGACAAGCTGGCCCGTGTCGAGTGGGCCGTCGCTGCTGTGGGCCGCCGCATGGTGATGCTCGCCCAGCAGTACATGAGCGAGGGCCAGGTCGCACGGATCATCGGGAACAACGGGCTGCCGTTGCACTTCTACTTCGAACCCGAGGACATCCAGGGCGAGTACGACTTCGAAGTCGAAGGCGGCTCGACCCAGCCGAAGAACGAGATGATGCGCCGGCAGCAGGCCGCAGAGCTGCTGACGGCACTGTCCCCGTACGGTGACCCCCAGTTGGGGCTCGTCAACATGCGGGCGGTCCTCGAGCACGCGCTGCGTGAGGGCTTCGGCATCAAGGATCCCGAGAAGTTCCTCGCGGACCCCGTGGGGCCCGCCGCGGGCTTGGGCATGCCGCCCGAGATGATGGCCGCGATGCAGCAGGAGCAGCTCCCGACGGAGGACGACGGCGAGGGCGTCGACCCGTTCGCCGAGCAGGAGGGCGCACCTCCTGAGGGTGGCTACATCGAGGAGGCCGTCGCGGGCGTCCCGCCCGAGCTGGCCGCGCAGTTGATCGGGCAGGTCGGCGCACCCCTCTGAGCGGAGGGTGACCGTCAGCGGGTAGAGGTATGCCGAACCCTGTTGGATCCATCGTGCGGGCGATTCGACCCACGTCGAGCCTGACCGCCGCAGACCTAGATGAGCCCGTCGAGGACATCCAGCCGCTCGCTGGGATCGAACAGGTTCGTTCCGCGCTGACGCCCGTGGTCGGCCTGATCGCGAACGCCACGAACTTCACGACCTCCAACGTCGTCCAATCGACCGCCATCGACACCGCCGGCAGCGCCGCGGCTCGCCCGTCGGACATCGTGGTCCCCGACGTGAGGGTCGGCGACTGGCTCCGAGCGAGCTGCGCGATCTTGGTCGCCAACACGACCCCGATCGCTATCACCTTCGGGCTCACGACCTACACCGCGGGCACCCGCCGCAACACCTACGCGACGACGACCTGGGCCGCCCTGGCGGGCGTCAACTCGCAGGTCAGCGGAACCCACTCGTTCCAGCTGGTCGAGTCCGACATCGAGACTGACGGGTCGGTGCGGCTGCGCCCCACGTACATCGCGGCCGGTGCCCGCGAGATCCAGACCAACTTCTTCTACCCGTTCCGTTTCGAGGTGACCGGCCCTTTCCGCTGAGGCCAGGGGCGGGCCTGACCTTCGACGGGCAGTCCCTGGCTAACACTCCGAGGCCGCCGTTCGGTGACGAGACGTTCCCGATGGTCGTGTACCGCCGGCTCCGCGAGAAGCCGCAGTTCACGGTCGCAGCGCTCGATGGCACTACGTGGAGTGGCCGCGCCGCCGACGCGGCGTATCGGGTCGATACCCGCCTCAAGGCGGGTGTCCGCAACATCCTCGTGGATGTTGCCGGCACATCCGACGTATCGAACGACGCGCGCACGATCCCGCAGGTCGTCGGCGACCTCGAGTCGTACATGGCCGCCCGTCGGGCTGCGGGTTGGGACGTCATCATCGGCTGCACTGTCCCGCCCGCGTCGCACCTTCTGACCGCGCCGATGGTCGCTCGGCGCACCGAGCTCAACGCAGCGATCCGCACGACCGCGGCGTACGACGGGGTCATCGATCTTGCCGGCCACCCCCTGCTCAACGACGCCCTGCAGTGGACTGCCGATGGCATCCACCCCAACTGGCTGGGGGCAGAAGCGATGGCCGACCTCGCGATGGGGGTGCTGGCGGCCCACGGGTTGAAGTGACCCTCGTCGGTTAGTGGTGTGCCCAACCCCGTAGGTTTCATCCAGCGGGCCGTGCGTCCGCAGTCCACTGCGGTGCCGCCGGCACTGACTGACGACATCGATCCGCACCGCGCCGCGGCCCTGTACTTCGGGCTCAACGACGAGGTTGCGTGGGCTGCGATCAAGGATCTGATCCTCGGCGGGGCCACGGTCCTCGACGGTGGCGGCGGCGGGGTGTCCCAGTTGGCGCTCGACGCGGCGATCGATGACATCCCCGAGTTCGCGACCTCGGACCCGACGAAGGTGCCGTACGCGACGACGGGCGAGGGTGCCGAGAAGGTGATGACGGTCAACGTCGACAACCTGCAGTACCTCGTGCTCGATGACTACCTGGACGTCGATGACTCGGGCGTCGTGTCCTCGATAACCCCCAAGGACATTCTGACGGTCCCTGTGCTCGCGAACCGCAAGTACAAGGTCGACGGGATGCTCGTGTACGAGGCGGCGGGCACGGGTGCGGGTGGTGCCGACTGCCGCCTGTCGTTCGGTGTGCCCGCTTCCTCGACGGGCGTGTGGGGCGGGATCGGTCCCCGATCGGGGGCCTCCACGTCGACGGAGTCGGTTCTGATGGACGCCCGCTCCTGGGCGCAGACCATTCTGTTCGGCGGCATCGGCGCAGGGTCGTCGCTGATCGCGAAGTTCCACGGTCGCCTGCACACCACCACGTCGGGCGACTTCGTGGTCCGCTACACGCAGGGCGTGTCGGACCCGACGGCGACGATCGCTAAGGCGCACACGTTCGTCACCCTGACCCCGCTGGGCTGATGACCGCCCTCCCGAACGCGCGTAACGGCGACCCACAGGACGGGCCGACGCTATGGGAGCACGACGGCTACGAGTACGTCATCGTGATCCGCCACGACTGGACCGCGTACGTCGGGAAGCACGCGGTCGGGTCGGACGACTGGCAGACGATCGAGGTGGGCGACATCCCTGGCGACCCGCTCGGGCCGATCCCGTTCGTGACGGGCATCGAGGACGAGCACTACCAGTTGTCGATCGCCGTGTCGTGGGACGGCCACGTCCACATCTCAGGCAACCAGCACAACTCTGTCCGCAAGTACGCGCGCACCACGGTCGCTGGGGACATCACGACGTTCGCTGACGCGAAGCACCTGATCGACACGTCGGCCACGGGCCGCGACGAGACGGGCGT